CTTTTCCTAATTCTGTGATAATGTTCGCAGCTGTTAAAGTTGTTCCTGCTACCTCATTTGCTGCTGGTAAATCTGCATCAGTTGTTAACAAAGTCATGAAACCGTTAAATGCTCCTGAAGTTCCAGCCGCACCATTCCAAATAGATACCTCGTTAGATGCTGCTACTTTATCAGACATATAAGCCAATAAGTAATCTGCAAATGATTTTGGTAATACATCGTGAGCAGAATAACCCATTTCTAAAGCTTGAAATGTATCTACAAAGTCGCTCTTACACAATTGTACGTTCACTTGTAACTCTTTCGGAGTTAAAATTCTTTCTGAAATAGTAACAGTTGAAGTTGGAGTAAAGTCACAAGTTGCGTCTTTTAATAATCCATCTGTTGCTAATTTGTGAAGTACTTGTTTGTACTTAACGTTAGGCATTAAAGTAATTAATTCATTCTTTAATGTTGGTGCACTTAATAATGCTGCTGCTACCCATTTACCTGCTGATTCACCACTATAAGAAGTAGTTACTGAAGTTGTTGTTGCCATTGTTATTTGTTATTATTATTTATAAATTGTTTCTAATATTTGTGAAATTCTATCTCCTCCTTTACCGATTTTAGTTATTTGGATAGGCTGAGCATTTTCAGGATTAAATTGGATAGGTTTAACTTCTTCTAGTTCTACGTTAACCTCTTCTTTAACCTCTTCAACTTTTGATAACTCAACTATCTTTGCTTCTAATTCAGTAATTTTTGATTTCAATTCTTCAACTTCTTCTTTAGAGAAATAAGTTTCTTTAACTGTTGATTCTACTGTTTTCTTAACTGGTTGTGATTGTTCCATTTCTACCTCAACTTCTGCTTCAGGTTGTTCTGTTGCACTTGGTTGATCCTCTTCTACTGGTGCATCTTCAATAGATCCAATCACACCCTCTTCAACTACTTTTAAGATTCTTCCATCTTGTAGTTCGTAATCTCCGATAGGTAAAGGGATTCTGTCCTCTTCATTTACAATCATTACAGGCATACCAGCCTCAAATGAATCTGCTTCTAATGATGTCACTCCATCTGCTAACATCATTTGCTCTAACTTAACTTCCATACCTAAATATGTTTTAATTGTGTTAAGTGCTTTTTTGATTTCTTCTTTCTTCATACTTATATTGATAAAATCTTTTTAACTTCTGAGTCAAAGTCTTTAACTCTTTTAATTATATATTCTAAACTTTCTGTGTTTTTAACAATTTCATCTGTACCTTTTATACTTTTAGGGTCAATGCCTAATTCTTTCGCAGTTGCAGAAACTTTATCTATTATTTTAACAGCTTCTTTAATATCTGATTCTGCATCTTCCGCATCCATTTCAACCTGAATAAATCTATCTTTTATTTTACTTTGAAGAACCGTAAAATCTCCTAATAAATTTTGGACTTCTTGACCGTTTTTACTTAAAACATTATCTAATATTTTTAAACGATTAGCTATGTTCTTAACATCGTCAATTAAGCCTAACTCAATCTTTTGAGATGCTAATTCAACCCCATAAACTTTTTTTAAAATGTGTTCCATACTTATTAACTATTTGATTTTTAATTGTTACATTTTTACCCTTGAACTCTTACTCTAGTTCTTGTTTTTCCGTCATCTGTAACGGTCACATTCTCATTACCATCTCCGATAGTTTTTCCTATTCCTTGATTCTGTAAAGTACCGTCGCAACATTCTTTTCGGTATTTACCATCATCACATAAACACCCTCTTTTTCCACCTCGTGGACTAGATAAACTTACTGTCTTTTGCTTTGCCATAATTAATTATATATTCTAACTTCTAAACTTGAATTACTTAAAACATCGTCACTTGTACTGACGCCGTCATACGTTCCAATCGTTAAATTAGTTGCACCAGTTCGACTTATGTCAATAGTGTAAGGATAAGCAAAATTATTTGCTATTATTAACGTTTTATTGTCCGTAAAAACACTTGATAAAGTTGTTATTTGGTAAACACCTTGCGCTTGTCTTACTGCTGAGAATGTTGCACCTGTAGTATTTTCTAAAATAGTTAATGTAGGTGCATCAGTTCCACTTTGTGAAATAAGACAAACTAACTTAGTGTATTCCAACCCTAACTCACTTTTTAAATTAGCAACCGTTATTTTTTTTGTAGTGTAAACTCCTGCACTTTGGTAGTCATCTACTACTACTAAATCATTGTCGTTTAAACTTGTTAAACTTGTTAAATCTTGTATTCTCATTAATTCAAACTTTTAATTATTACGTTCATGTATTCTACTGTTATGTTTTGAGTAGCTGTATTATTTTCAACCCATATTTCTATATAATCATTTTCCTCCATTTCTAAAATAGTTTGACAGCTAATAGATTCTGCCCTACCTGCTGATGATGTTGTTCCATACATTTCAGATTCAGTTAGTATAGCACCATTCTTTGCTACATACACCCCTATCACGTTGTTATTACCTGAAGTTAAGGAAGTAGTCACTGATACTTGAAAATCACGAATTAAACCGCCTGTATAAGTTAGTCTATTATCTGAATGTGAAAACTTTTGATTAATAGCATTTGCAGTTGTAGTTCCTAAAACTTTAGTAGGTACACCACTACCTGAAATAACAGTAGCAGTTGCATTATTCAACATATAAAAGTTGCCTATCTCTGCTGTGTTTTCTATTCCTTTAGAATTTACAAATCTAGTTTTATTATCTGTATAACTAACACCACTTAAATAAGTACCACCTGCACTAAAGTTTATAGTATCTAATATGTAACCCTCTGTTGGTATAGTTGCACTTGCATCTACATTTATCCCTACCGTAGCACCAAACACCACCATAGAAGAGTAAATCAATCTAAAACGTCTTGTAATTGTACAAGTTGAAAGTATATCTAATATATTACCAGCACTACCTGTCCCAACAAATATTGAATTATCTACACCAACCGTTCCAACCGTTCCGCTAAATTGTAAATTTTGACTATTTAATATTGCACCTTTAGAATAAATCCAGTTATCACAAGTGTCAATAAGTCCTATATTAGGTACGTTTAAATAGTTTACACCAGTCCAATCTAAAGCAACTGGAGGGTTAACTGTTCCAACTATATGTAATGCAGTGTCTACATCTTGAAAAGTTATATGTCTAATCGGAGTGGTCCATTCGGTATAAAATAAAGGTACACCAACGCCTAAACCTGTAGATTTAATTCTACTGTTTTCAGATGAACTACCCAATATAACAGTGTTTTGACCACCTACTAACCTATCGCCTGTTAAATCTACTGTTGTTGTAAAATAATAAGTTACATTATCACCTAAAGTAATAACGTTTGAAACAGCAGTAGGTAAATCTGTTTTATCATTTACAAATACTATATCACCACTAGCAATAGTAACATCACCACCTACTAAATCTAAAAAATCAGAATAATCAACTCTTTTAGGTACATCACTTCCGATCACATCTAATAAAATACCATCTGTATCATTAATAGATGCACTTTCTACATACCTTTGTGTATAGTTGAATTTACTCATATAGATTTTAAAAAGTCTTTAATTAATTCTTTTGTTTCATCTACTTCTTCAGATTGTTTCAAGTTGTCAAAACCATCAAAGTAACCCTCTATTGAATAACCTTTGAATTTACCATCTTTAACTTCTTGCCATACTTGATCATTGTATATCTTTGACATAACTACCCACTCACCACCTTTAGCACCTAGTTTATAAATGTTAGACTTATCATTCTTTGGGTCCTCAACTATCCATGATTCAATTACACTAACACCATTAACTTCCTTTTCATGTTCTGTTGTAAACTTATTTAGGTTAAGTTGCTTCATGAATAATTCACTTGCCTTTCTTACAGTTTCTTTAGTGAAGAAAATATTGAATTCTTTATCTTCTACTCTTCTATAAATACGTTTTTCAGGTATTAAAGCAAAGCCTACTACAATTCGTTTTTCTTCGTCTAATACTTTCAATTCTACGTACTCAGAACTCAAAGCAATAAAGTTTTTTTCAATTGCTGGAGAATCGACTAAACTAATAGCGAAAACACCCTCTTCACTTTCGTTGTTTATCGTTAATTCAATTTCTTCTAACTTTCTCATAACTATTAACTATAATTTATTAAAATGTTGCATTTTGTATTCTATTTCTATCTAGTGCTTGTTGTGTAGTTACATCACCACTAACTACATAAGCCTTTATAGGTTGTAAGTTTTCTAATTGTGATTGACCACTTGCTCCAACTGTGTTAAAGTTTACTTGACTAGGTTGTGCTGTTGGTGCTGAGATGTTTGTAGTTTTTGTTTTTACTGTATCTTCTGCATCTCCAAATCCATCAAATTGTGTAGCTGCAATTTTTGCTATGTTTGCCCCACCTATTGCTGCTGCTATACCTGCTTCAATAAATTGTGTACCAGTAGCTAATTTAATAGGATTACCTCCTGCTGTTAATGCCCCAGTAACAGCTTGAAAAGTTTGTATTGATGCTTGTGCTAAACTTAAAGCTTTGTTTATTTTAAATTGTCTACGAGCATCTTTTTCATTTTTAGCATTAAATAAATCATTCAATCCTGATAATGCATTAATAGTATCGTAAGTCATTTGATACTTCTTATCTAACAATTCTTTATCTGCTGCTTTCTTTTTATCGTTAGCTTCTTTTTCTGCTGCATCAGCTGCATCTTGTGCATCTTTCTCTTTTTGTCTATACTCATTATTAATCCTTGCTAATTCGTCTTTTTGTGCTTGTTCTAAAACAACGGTGTTAATTCTTTTATTTTGCTCTTCTTTTGTTAAACTATCGTTGTATTCTTTTGCTTTATTTAATAAATAAAAATATTTATCTTCTACAGTTCTAACTTCTTTCTGTTGTTCTGAAAGTAAACTATCATAATATTCACTTTCTGCTTCTTCTATTTCTACTAAAAATTCTTGTTCTAATTGTTTAATGTTTATTAATCTTTGTCTTTCTTGTTCTTCTAATGCTAATCTAGTTTCTCTTGCTTTTTCAATTCTTTTTTGTTTTAACTCTTCAGCTTTCTTTATCTCTTCATCTGTTTGTTTATTCTTAAATGCTTGGTATTCTAATTCTAATTCTCTACGTTGTAAATCGTAATCATTCTCTCCTTGTATTCTATTATGTAAACTGTCAAATAAAGCACTATTTTGTTTTA